TAAAAAAACATTACCACAATCAAAAGAAGAATTAGAAATACACATGCAATTAAACTACAAACAATCTGTAGAAATTGCTGAAGAAGAGGCAATCAACAACACTTTAGCTTTTAATAAATATCAATTAACGAAGAAAAGATTAGTTGATGACATAGTAATTATAGGCATAGGCGCTGTAAAAACATCTTTTAATAAATCTGAAGGCGTAGTTGTAGATTATGTAGATCCAGCTAATTTAGTTTATTCATATACTAATGATCCTAATTTTGAAGATATATATTATGTTGGTGAAATAAAATCTTTAACATTAGCTGAAATTAAAAAACAATTTCCGTATTTAACTAAAGATGAATTAGAAAGACTAGCTAAATATCCAGGTCGTCAAGGTTATGTTGCTCAACCTAATTACGATAATGATTTAATACAGGTTTTATACTTTGAATATAAAACATTCGTAGATCAGGTATTTAAAATAAAAAAGACTGATCAAGGTTTGGAAAAAGCTTTAGTAAAATCAGATACTTTTAATCCGCCAGCTAGTGATAATTTTGATAGAGTTTCAAGATCTATTGAAGTTTTATTTAGCGGTGTAAAGGTTATGGGTGTTCCACAAATGCTAGAGTGGAAGCTTGCAGAAAATATGACAAGACCTAAAAGTGATTTAACTAAAGTCAAAATGAACTACGCTATATGCGCACCTCATATGTATCAAGGACGTGTTGAATCACTAGTTAGCCGTATAACAGGTTATGCTGATATGATACAATTAACATCATTAAAATTACAACAAGTTATCGCTAGAATGGTTCCAGATGGTGTTTTTGTGGATGTTGATGGTTTAGCCGAGGTTGATTTAGGTAATGGTACTAACTATAATCCACAAGAAGCATTAAATATGTATTTTCAAACTGGTAGTATAGTTGGTAGATCATTAACACAAGATGGTGATCCTAATAGAGGTAAAGTACCTATTCAAGAGCTTCAATCATCTAGCGCAAATGGAAAAATAGCATCACTTGTAAATACATATCAATATTATTTACAAATGATAAGAGACGTAACGGGTCTCAATGAAGCACGAGATGGCAGTTTACCAGACAAGGACGCTTTAGTCGGATTGCAAAAAATGGCTGCCAATGCTTCTAATATAGCTACTAAACATATTGTTGATGCTAGTTTATTTTTAACATTAAGAACTTGTGAAAACATATCATTAAGATTAGCTGATGCATTAGAGTTTGATTTAACTAAACAAGCGTTGATGCAAAGTATTTCATTAACTAATACGCAAAATTTAGAAGAATTAAAAAACTTACATTTATATGATTTTGGTATTTATTTAGATTTAGAACCAGATGATGAGGAAAAAGCTAAATTAGAGCAAAATATACAAGTTGCTTTACAATCTGGTCAAATATATTTAGAAGATGCTATTGATGTAAGAGAAGTTAAAAATATACAATTAGCAAATCAAATATTAAAATATAGAAGAATACAAAAACAAAAAGCAGATCAGCAGGCTCAACAAGCACAAATACAAGCGCAAGCACAAGCTAACATGCAGCAGTCTGAGCAAGCTGCTATGAATGAAGTTCAAAAACAAGAGGCATTAGCTCAAACAGAAATACAAATAGAGCAAGCTAAATCTCAATTTGAAATACAAAGGATGGAGCAAGAAGCATTAATTAAAAAACAATTAATGGCTGAAGAATTTAATTATCAATTACAATTAGCTCAAGCTAAAATAAAAACTGATAGAGAAAAAGAACAATTTATAGAAGATCGTAAAGATAAAAGAACTAAAATACAAGCAACGCAACAATCTAAAATGATTGAGCAACGTCAAAATGACTTGTTACCTACAGATTTTGAATCAGCAGGTATGGATAATTTAGGCGGATTTGGTTTAGAGCAATTTGAACCGCAATAAACTATTTATTAATTTTTATTATATTATATTATGTCTGAAAAAGTAAAAGAAGAGGGTACGTTTAAAATTAAACGTAAACCTAAAAAATTAACACAAAAAGATGAACCTATTAAATTAGATTTGTCTAAACCTAAAACAGAAGAAACAGATGCCATTCAAGTCGGAGAAACAAAGAAGGTGGATGTGGGCGAACAAACCAGAGTTAGCTCTGGAGTGGACAAACAAGTACCAGAGTCCAAAGAAATTCCTGAAAATAAAAAAGAAGAGCAAGTAATACAAGAAATTGTAGAAGAAAAAAAACCTATTGAACAAAAGGTTGAAGAAGAAATACAGGAAATAGGTGAAAAAATTGAAGAAAGAGTTATTGCTCCAACACCTGAAGAGGCAAGAGAAATAGCTAAACTACCAGAAAACATCGAAAAAGTTGTAGACTTTATGAAGGAAACTGGTGGAACATTAGAAGATTATGTTAGATTAAATGCTGACTATTCTAATGTAGATAATGATACTTTATTAAGAGAGTATTATAAACAAGAAAAATCACACTTAAATTCAGAAGAAATTAACTTTATGATGGAAGATAATTTTGCTTTTGATGAAGAAGTAGACGAGGAGCGAGAGATCCGAAAGAAAAAACTCGCATATAAAGAAGAGGTTGCAAAAGCCCGCAAGCATTTAGAAGGTTTGAAAAGTAAATATTACGAGGAGATCAAGTTGAGACCCGGCGTTACTCAAGACCAACAAAAAGCTATGGACTTTTTTAATCGATATAACCAAGAGCAGGAAACTGCCCAAGAGCAACACGAAAGATTTAAATCTAACACTAAAGATTATTTTTCTCAAGAATTCAAAGGTTTTGATTTCAACGTAGGAGAAAAGAAATTTAGATATGGTGTTAAAAATCCAGACGCGGTTGCAGAAAAACAATCTAATATTACTAATGTAATTAAGAAGTTCTTAAACGATAAAGGTGATGTAACAGATGTTAAAGGTTATCATAAAGCTATGTATGCTGCTGAAAATGTAGATACTATTGCACAACATTTTTATGAGCAAGGTAAAGCTGATGCTATAAGAGATGTTGCTGCAAAATCTAAAAACGTACAAACTGAAGTAAGAGAAAGTCCTGCTGGAGATGTATTTGTTAATGGATTAAAAGTAAAAGCGGTCAGTGGTTTAGATAGTTCAAAATTGAAAATTAAAACACGAAAATTTAACTAAAAAACTCAATTACAAATGGCTACATTAAATCCGGCGTTCGGAAGTTTAGTACCTTCTCAAGCGCCACAAACATTAGCTAGTAACTACCTGGCATTTAACGGTGGAGCAAATGACTTTGCTCAACAATATTTACCAGAAGTATACGAAGCTGAAGTAGAAAGATACGGAAACAGAACTTTAAATGGTTTCCTAAGAATGGTTGGCGCTGAAATGCCAATGACATCTGATCAGGTTATCTGGTCTGAACAAAATAGATTACATATTGCATATACAGGTTGTCAGTTAACTGGAAACGGAGCTGCTACTATTACTATTCCTGCTAACGCTGGTACAATTCAAAATGCAATTTTCCCTAACGATACTATCGTAGTAATGAACCCAGCTACTGGAGTTACTATTAAAGGTATTGTAGGTGCAACAGCTGCAGGTCAAATTACTTGTTATCCTTTATCTCAAAACAACTGGGACGGTTTAGGATTAGTTGCAAACTTGAAAATATTTGTTTACGGTTCGATCTTTGCAAAAGGAACGACTTCAGGAAGCAAATCAATTGAACCACAATTTACTCAGTATTCTAACCAACCGATTATCATAAAAGATAGATATGAAATCAATGGTTCTGACACTGCACAAATTGGATGGGTGGAAGTTGCTACAGAAGATGGTACATCAGGATACTTATGGTATTTAAAATCTGAGTCTGAAACAAGATTAAGATTTGATGACTATTTAGAAATGGCGATGGTTGAATCAGAATTAGCTGCAGGTGCTGCTGGTATTAACTTTGCTGCAAGTTCAGCTAACGTACCAGGATTTACTGCCGCTGGTGGTGCTGCTGTTGCTCATGGTTCTGAAGGTTTATTTGCTGCTATCACAGCAAGAGGTAACGTTATGACTGGATTCTCTGGTGGTACTGGTATCTCTGACTTTGATCAAGTGCTTAAAAATCTTGATACTCAAGGAGCTATTGAAGAAAACATGCTTTTCTTAAACAGATCTATGGATTTAGATTTTGATGATATGCTAAGCCAAATTTCTGCAGGACAATCTGGAGGAACTGCTTACGGTTTATTTGAAAACTCTGAGGATATGGCTCTTAACTTAGGATTCTCTGGATTTAGAAGAGGTTCTTATGACTTTTACAAAACTAGCTGGAAATACTTAAACGACGCTTCTACAAGAGGTGCTGTTGCAGTTAGCAATATCGAAGGTGTATTAATTCCTGCGGGAACTTCTACAGTGTATGACCAAATTTTAGGTACAAACATTAGAAGACCATTCTTACACGTAAGATATAGATCATCACAAGGAGATGACAGAAGATACAAAAACTGGATCACTGGATCTGTTGGAGGTGTTTACACTTCTGAATTAGATGCAATGCAAGTTAACTGGTTATCTGAAAGATGTCTTGTGACTCAAGCTGCGAATAACTTCGTATTATTCCAAAGCTAATATTGCTTTAATGTAAATTTTACCCTCGTTGTAACTACGAGGGTAACTTTTACTTTTATTAAATTTTTTATTATATTATATCATGTCAAAACAAAAAAACACAGTCCCTTCTTGGGAAATAAAAGATAGAACATATTATCTTTTACAGGACTTAAGTCCTTTAACATATACTTTAGGAGCTAGAAATTCACGTAGATACCCTTTAATGTGGTTTGATGAATCAACTGGAACGCAAAGAGAAATAAGATATGCAACTAATCAAAACTCACCATTTGTTGATGAACAAAAAGGAGAGGTTATATTAGGTCATATTATTTTTGAAGAAGGAGCTTTAGTTGTTCCTAAAGAAAAACAAAATTTACAAAAATTACTTTCATTATATCACCCTAAAAAAGGTATTATTTATAATGAATTAGAGCCAATGAAAGTAGCTCAAAATGAACTAGATGATATTAATTTTGAAATAGACGCTTTAAATTTAGCTAAAGATATCGATGTTGATCATGCTGAAGCTATTTTAAGAGTTGAAAAAGGATCGTCTGTTTCTCAAATGAGTTCTAAAGAAATAAAAAGAGATTTACTCTTAATGGCTAAGAAAAACCCTCAAGCGTTTTTAGCTATTGCAAATGATGAAAACGTGGGGCTTAGAAATACAGCTATTAAAGCTGTGGAACTAGGGATAATTAAACTATCACAAGACCAACGAACATTTCATTGGGGCTCTAATGATAGAAAATTAATGACTGTTCCATTTGATGCTGTCTCTTATACACATCTCCGAGCCCACGAGACTAGGCATGATCTCGTATGCCGTCTTCTGCTTG